GGGTGGATACCAATATTCGTTGTGGCCGGTGCCACCACAACTGAAACCTGATGCTTTAGCACCCGATCAGGTTTCCTTAATCATGTAAGTAAATTCGTTGTGGCCGGTGCCACCACAACTGAAACCTGATGCTTTAGCACCCGATCAGGTTTCTTTAACAATGTAAATAAAATTTTTAAAAATATAAAAAGGGGTTAATGTATGTGTGCTTAGAACTCTCTTAAATGGATTGGCAAGGTATAATCTGCACTGTATATCTTTGCCACTGCTGTTGAAATCAACTCATCACCAACTGCCAGTGATAGGATATCAGCCACCAGAACATCTACTTCACTATCAGACAAGTCGTAACGCGCATTAAAGGATGCTTCATCAACATAAGATGTACTATTATCCGTATGTGGCAAGTGCTCTACAACATCCAATGCTGATACTGTGACAGGTGGGAACCTAGCCCTAAAAGCATCTATTATACGACCACTAGGGTAATGACACCACGACTGAACACGTTGGTAGCCTAACATATCAAACCTTTGAGCATCGGTCAAAAATCTAAAGGTTTGTACTGGCAACCCAAGATGTTTAGCTTCTAGATCTCCCCGCACCGAGATGAAGGACTTCATGAGTGCGGAAACATTAGGTAGAAATACATACTTTCCTCCTTCTAGACGTGTGGGTGAATGTTTAATGAACTGTAGGTGCTCTAGACTCACGCAATTTTCACAAGTTAAGAGCTGTCCTACTGCTGCTCCTCCCAAGTTAACGGCCATATTAAGTGTGACGTCTGGTGATGAGAAAAAGTAACCAAAAGTAGCTGTCTGTATAGCCAATGAGTCACAATGGTTCATAATGGTGGTATACACATGTCCAGACCCCATGAAAGGTGCACCCGTTATAGCTATACGGGGACCACCCCTTGTGGATGAATTGACCACGACAGGCAACATAAACGCTTCCACCAATACATCGGCAGAATCTGGGTGTATTGCTGTAGTCAAAGCATGTATCATACCAAACTGCATCATATCCTTACCAGCGTCATTGGAACTGATGTCCACATTGCACATTGTCAAAAAACCATCTTTAGAAGCTATGACGCAACAATCATCACTAAAAATCAAGCTGATCATAAAGTTACGTACAATCAGATTATCACACACAATCTCTAATACTTGATCCAGGTCTCCTGGTGCTGGTTTCGAAAAAACAAATATACGGCAATAAACATCTTCGTCTTTGTAGGATAACCTAAAATCATGCTCGCCATTTAGAATAACTTTTACAATCTCAGGTATCTCATTTTGTTGCATGGCACCATCACCATAAGTGACAAACAAACGTGCCGCTTTTCCGGGTTTGGCCAACTCATCTTTCTTGATTTTCGCCTCGGGTGTCGCTAGCTGTGTTGCTACCCCAGCAAACTGCTGTCTATTCACTATGCAAACACGCAACTGCTTCTTAGCATGTGGTATAAGTGAGCATGATGTCCTCGAAAATAATGGTTCAAGTAATCTCTCCTTAGCTATGATTATATTATAGTATGCAGATCTAGCCAAAACATTCAAGAAATCTAAATAATTTCCATCACACCTACTCAAGAGGCGCATAATCATCTTGGACAATAGATTTATCACGCTACCTGGTAGATCGTAATCTTCTACAGGCAATGGGTCATCACCGTTGGCAGGCATCACCACTATGTGAGGGTACATTTTATGCATAAATGCAACACTACTAGATAGCGACTTGCTCCACTGTGGAAGTGGTAACACAGAGAATTGTCTACCCGAAAAAGCATCTTTAAGTGCTCGGTAAGTCGCACGACTATTGTGCCGTAACTGCTCTTCACCCTCACGTTTACCAAAAATGCGTTTCCCAGCTGACCTAATATTGCAATCATCAGCTGAGTATATACGGAAGAAGTCCTGGTCAACACCGCTTATACGACAAAAGACAGTATTATAAGAGACTTGCCCATTTCTTGGAAAGTTCGGGTGACCGGTACGTTCTATAATGACATCACCACGGATTACGCGTATTACCTGATCGGAACGCATTTCATACTCCATATCGTCACAATCTTCGTGAATCGCTCTGTAAATGCCACGGGCAATGAGATTATTACGCTGCGTATCCATACGGGAAAAATCCAGGTGTGGCATGAAGAAAGCCACTCTTTGCGTTCTACCAGCTGCCAACCCCCATTGTGCAGCCATAACAAAGTACTCTATGGTATTGCGCATGAGTATGTGCAGACCCTCCAGTGAGCTTTCCGCAATATGTTTCACAGCAGATGCAGTTATGGTGCGTAGAGATTGCTCACTAGGTACCATGGGGCCATGAGTCTTACGCAATTCCAATGCCAACATAACTAGTATAGGTGCTGAATATGCGGGGTAACATTTACCGCCAAATTCATACGTAGGTATACTAACTATTGAAACACAGGCTCGTGTCAACAAATCAGCGCCATGGTTGCCTTTTACAACAATAAAACCAGGTTTGTTTACCACACATCTCATCACAATGCCATCCGGAACCACTAGTCCAGGTGGATCCACAACATACCTTCTACCTTCCTCGAAATAGTACAATGGTGGTAATCCGCCACCTGGGGTTACGTAACATGTGTCAAGTGGTACTTCGTCGATTACTACTAGTGGAGGCATTTCAACAACGGGTAGTGGTGGATTTGGTGGTGGCCCGCGAGGTGGCCTTGGAGGCCTTTCAACCACGGGTGGTGGTCGATTTGGTGGTGGTCCGCGAGGTGGATTTGGTAGTACTGCAAATAAATCTTCTGGTCCTCGAGGTCGGCGTTGTCTGGGTTCATTGTTCCGATTGGCATGTGGACGTCTTTGTTGATGATTACGAGCCTCACGGCGTTCTCTACCAAATATAACTTCATTATCAAACTGTGCAACCCCTTGCATTTGAGCTAGCAACCCATCCAACCTATCAACGTCATCACTATTCGTCGCCTCTCCATGTGTTCCATTTAAAGAACTGGCAACTACTGGATCTGGTGAGATGCTAATGTCACTTGGAATGGTTACCCAACCAGGAGGTAGATTGCCAGCTGACTCCCAGCCATTTTCATTCTCCTCCTCAACATCGGGAATGGTTGTGCAAACACCAACTTGACCAACGCTCAATGATCTACAAGTGGGACACTGGTAAACCCCACACATTGTGCAGTACAACTGACAACTTGTGCAATGCCCAACTCCACATGCAGTGTATCGGAAGGAAAGACCCCCACGCATAGCTGTGCAAGGCCCTCCCATATGACCGCGACGTTGTGAGTAGTTCATACAATCATCACATTGGGATGCATCATCACAACACTCAGCACACTCATGCAGACAACTCCTGCATGACAGTTTCCCACAAAAAGGATACCTTACTAGTGTTGCAACATCCCTATCAACGTCATCCCACCCTGTAACCTCGCCGTGTGAACCATTCTCCTCTGGTGACACATAATGTATATTTACAGGTTTTTGTTTCCTAATAACAATGGTTCTACGCACAGGCTCCGGTGATGGCTCAGGTTTAGCATCAGGATCGGGCACAAATTGCTCACGAATTCTGGCTACGTTTGCCTTAGTGCCATGACTGGCATTCTTAAAATCGACAGACTTAAATAAAAACCCTCGTTTCTCAGCTGCCACAAACGCATCCATAATCTCAACCGCGGATATCAGTGCTGAGATTTTTTGTGATTTTGCCACCAACAACCTGTGTGCAAATACCAAATGGAAGAGCCTTAAAAATTGCTCTTTGGACATATTATGGCAAGTGCTTGAGTAATCGTACACATCGGAAAGGATAATATATTGTCTTGGTAAAAACCCAGGCATACGTTTACCAAACATTGGTGGTTGTTGTGGACCTTGTGCACCTCTCTTAGGCTTAGGAGCTCTAAGAACAACATCATCATCGAGGTGTTTAAGTGACGTAACTTTACCTTTTACACGTTTGTCGTATTTGTTTTGTTTATATGATCCTTTATCAGCATATATATGGGAGGGTTGTGCAAATTCGTGTTCCATGGTAAATTTAAAATGCTCGAGTAATGTCAAGCGCTATAATTACAGCTTAGTCCATTGGACATACTTGTGTACAAGCTTCTCTCTTTAGACTGAGTAAGTCAACATATTATACACTATGTTCTGTGTAGCTGTGTTACTAACTGATGGTGGTGTCAGTTGTCCGCTCTTTCAACCAAGACGGGGGTGAAGGTTTTATAGTAAAAGTGCTGCAAGTGCTTTCTCAGCGGTGGGGACGGCGATTTTCAAGGCTGAGTTGCCAACCTGCACAAGTGCAGAATGCATCATAGACCACATACTAGGTTTTACAACTTGTCCTGCATTGGTAGTCTGGTCCATCTGCATGATACTGGCAGCAGCCATGACGTGTGCAGCTCCTTCCTCGTCGGATGTGTCTCTTGTTGTTCTTCCAGCTGTTGCCACACCAGTATACTCTATGTGCTGGATAATTTCGACATGAACAGTGTTAGCAGCAGATCCTGTGAACATAATAACCGCGACAGGTGACCCAGCATTAATGGATGCTGCAGACCATGTATATCCATTATTGAGGTCAGTAAATCCATTTGAAAAAGGATATAGCTGTAATGAAACACGATTATTCGTTGATGCTGCTGAAGCTGGTGTCACCAATGAGGTATACTCCATCTCCGACCTTACAACTGGAAATATGCTAAGTGAACATTGATTTCTTGTGAGTGGTGAGATCTCAGTTTGGTCGAAAGAGGACAGTGATGGAATTGTCGTTGGTAAGTTGGTATTAGGTATAATACAAACAGGCTGATGAGTGGGTGACACATAACAGTATGTGAGACCACTCTCATTAAGAGTTGTACCAGTGTACCATAAACGAACCCCAACGGAAACAACCCTTCCAACAGCTTGAGCCGTTATTGTGCTGTCGGGTGTAGTGCACTGTGCTGTCGTGTATGGTAAGTTGGACGGAGAAACAATGTTGACGCCAGTGGTGAGCACATTCAAGGCGCTGAGTAAAGTAGTATTAGTAGCTGTAAAGTTTGGACCAGTAACATACGCTAAGACGCCGTCGGAAACTATGCAGGGGCTTATGGCAACAAAGCCTACTCCACTAGTGCCAACATAGGCATCGAATCGAGAGAAAGCGTGGACTTTCTGTGAATTGACAGCTGGACAACTAGGGATGCACGCACCCTGTGCGGCCACACCAAATGGGTCGGCAATTGCAGCAGCGAAACGCAGTGCACAAGGGGTCAATCTGAGGGTAGTTTTAGACTTGACCGGGGACCTAGGCACTGGTTTATAAAAGTCATGTGAAACGCTTGAGCGCAGCACTTGACCACCTTGCTTTTTCTTCCTGCCCTTAGAGCTGGATTTAGGCTTGGATTTTAAAAGGACCGGATTTTTCATCCGGGGGGCTGATCGAATTTTCTTAGTGTTATTCATTTTTAGTAAAAGGCTCGTGTAATGACAAGCGCATAAGTTAATGCATAGCAGAAAACTGATCAGCGAAGGTGGGCATCTACCCCACAAATTACGTATCTCACACGCGACCAACAGGTCCATTGACTCATATAGAGGAAAGGAAAGCTTGAGATATTGC